GAAGCACAGAAACAAAATCTTAAAGATGAGGCTAAGAGGCTATCATCAATGGATGAGTTGAAGGCAGTTATTCGTGGAATTGATATTGACGAAATGGTTAACGGTTAATCGTATGGAATATAATGACTGTTTAAAATGTAGGATTTGCCCCAAACAGGTAGCTGATCATATTGATATGATAACTCATATTAAATATCATAAGATTGGCGCCAAGTCTTATTTTAGTCAATACTTCCCCAAGAAGGACTTGCTAACTGGCGATCTAATTCAATATAAATCTTTTGAACAGTATTATGTATCTGACTTTATTGATAAGAGAAATTTAAAATTATGGTTAAAAGAAATTCCGAGAGAAGAGGCTTGTCGATATTTAAAAGATAAGCTCGCGCTCTATTGTAAGATTAAAGGCATAACTGTTGCGCCCGGTCAAACAGAGATTAAAACCATATCATGCTTACCTAGTATAGATGTATTTGAATTATACTGTCAGGAAGATTTTAATACTACTTGTAAAGCTGCTGGATTAGAAACAAGATTTGATTATACCCAAAAATATAGTCAGGCTGATTTCTCCAATTTCTCTGGTGGTGATATTGTTATTGATACTAGAGAACAAACTCCTCTTAAATTTAAAGGCTTAAATATTATATCTTCCAAACTAGAATGTGGCGACTATGCTAAATCTGTAGATGCAAATTTAACAGTCGAAAGAAAGAGTATGAATGATTTTTATTCAACACTGAGTGGCGGTCTGGAAAGATTTCGCAAGGAAATTGCTCGTGCTAAATTATTAGGTACATATATTGTTGTTCTTACCGAATGCAAATTAAATACTGTTCTCTATGCAAAACGAAAGTTCGGAGCTTGTTCTGGAGATTTTGTTATGCATCACATGCGCCTAATTTGTAGAGAATTTGATAATGTTCAGTTTGTATTCTGTGACGGTCGTGCCGAAGCCTCAAAACAAACTTTATACATATTGGAAATGGGTACGGTGGCTGAAAGGGTTGACTTACAACATTTATTTGATACCGGAGGATTTGTATGGCTTTAATATCTGGCAAACAAAATAGTAAAGGTTGGAGTGATGTTAATAAAGAACTATTAGAGTTAAAGGGCGAATTAACAGATGCTGAAGCTAGAATTTCTTTGGCAAAGTTCTTAAGGCATAACTTGGCTTTTACTACTGAATTAATTCTTGGCATTACTTTAGAAGCTTATCAGGAGCTAACACTTAAATCCTTCTTTCACCGAAACTACTGCATGCTAGTTTGGGGTCGTGGTTGCGCAAAGAGCTTTACCGCAGCAGTTTATTGTGTATTAAAATGCATTTTTGAACCGGGCACAAAGATACTCATTGCCTCTATTAACTTTCGTACTAGCCGCCGACTATTCAATGAAATAGAAAAGTTTTTAGCCACACCAACTGCCGCTTTAGCGTTGCAGTGTTTTGGCGCAAAAATGAAACGTAATGATCAATATGAATGGACGATCAACGGTGGTAGTATTACTGCTATTCCATTAACAGGAGAAAAGATTCGTGGTATTCGTGCAAACGTTCTTATTCTTGATGAGTTTTTACTACTTCCTCCTGATATTATTGATAATGTATTAATGCCATTCTTGAGTTCGCCTAGAGATGTTAGTGACCGAATCCGAACTAGGAAGCTGGAAGATGAATTAATTAAAAAAGGACTATTGCATGAGGATAACAGGCAGATATTTGAAAATACCTCTCAGATGTTAGCCCTTAGTTCTGCTAGTTATACATTTGAGCATTTATATCGTGTGCATCAGCAATGGGCATCTCTTATCGAAGAACCGGAACAGCAGGAGTCTAAAAATGGAGAACTACCAGGAACTTATTTCATATCGCAATTAAGTTATGAGGCACTTCCCCCTCACATGGTTGATCAGGCCGCAATTCAGTTAGCAAAAAATGGTGGTAGTTCGCATAACTCTTTCCTTCGCGAGTATGCTGCCCGATTTATTGATGGTGGTGATAGCTATTTCTCCCCCAAAAAAATGTTCATGTGTACGGTTCCAGATGGCGAGTACCCAACCACAAAAATTGTAGGAGAACCTGACAAGAAATATATTCTATCTATTGATCCTAACTTCTCGTCCTCTAAGAGCGCAGATTACTTTGCGATGAGTTTAATTGAGCTAGATGAGGAAAAGAAGCAGGGCGTATTAGTTCATGGATATCAGGCGGCTGGATCATCTCTTCAAGACCATATTAAATATTTATATTATATTTATAAGAATTTTAATATTGTTTTAATAGTAATCGATCATGCTGGTGCAGATACATTTATGGATGCTGTTAATAATTCTACCTTCTTTAAAGATATGAATAAACAGATTAAGTTTTTTGATTTTGAATCTGATAAAGAAAATGAAGATTATGTGGCAATGGTAAAGGAGGCGGGAAGGCAGTATAATAAAGATATGGGGGCAATATGTATTAAACAATACTTTACTACTTCTTTCTTAGTTCGTGCTAATTCCTACTTACAGACTTGTATTGACCATAAAAAGATTTGGTTTGCTTCAAGGGCAAGTAACCATCCAGATATTCTAGAAAATATGTTCACAATGAATCTTCCTATGGATTATGTTTACCCTAGGGGTATTGGGGATAAGGCAGATAATGAATATGAAACTAAAAAGTTAACTGTTCGTGACTTTATAGAACAACAGGACTTTATTGTTCAAGATACTAAAGATCAGTGTGCGAATGTAGAGGTCACTAGCACTTCGAGGGGTGGACAAAGTTTCGACTTGCCCTCGAACCTAAGAAAATCTACAAGTGTAAATAGGGCGAGAAAAGATAACTATACAACCCTAATGTTGGGAAATTGGGGTGTTAAGTGTTATTTTGACATCACCGCACCCGATAATTTAAAGAAAAAGAATAATGATTTTGTAGCCGTGCTGATTTAAAAAAAGATTTAAGTGTAATTAACTTTTATAATATATAATGAGAAAAAAGGCAACAACGGTAAAAGGAAAGGATTTGGAAATAAAGGCATCTGAGGGAAAGCCCAAGAAAAACCTTGTTATTCCAGAACCGTCATTAATTGCGGGGTCTACTACTTTAGATGATATGACGCAAATTAAAGCAGATGCGTCAGATGATTTTTATAATACAGATACTTATTCTCAGGTGCCGGGCACGAGGCGTAATCGCGCTTCTACTATCACTCGTACTTCCCAGTATGCAAATATTGAAGGTGGTATTGTTCCTTTTATTTATAGTGGCGGCAGGGGTAATTATACTTCTAATGTAAGTATTCGTGATGGTATTATTCTCTGTCAAAAGGCCTATTATAATTATTCTGCCTTCCGTAATACTATTGATTTAATGACAGAGTTCGCTTGCTCTCCTGTTTACTTTAGTGGGGGGAATGCGCAATCGAGGAGATTCTTTGATGCTTGGGCTGAACGCGTAAACCTTTGGAAATTACAAGATAGTTTCTTTAGGGAATATTTCAGAAGTGGTAATGTGTTCATGTATAAGTTAAATGCAACATTTAAGAAAGAAGACATGATGACCATTACTCAGTTAATGGGCGCGACTGAAAAAGATGTTCCAATTCGCTATGTAGTTCTAAACCCTGCTGATATCCAATCAATCGGATCTGCCTCGTTTATTGCCCCAAGATATGTAAAAGTTCTTAATGATTTTGAAATGCAGCTTTTAACAAATCCAAAAACGGATGAGGATAAAGAGTTAGCAACTAAAATTCGTGAGTTTGCACAAATTCAAGATACTGTAAAAATTTCTCAGGCAAATGCTTATTTAGTTTTCTATTTAGATCCAGACAAGGTCAAAGCAGTATTCTATAAAAAGCAGGACTATGAGCCATTTAGTGTGCCGATGGGTTTTCCAGTTTTGCGTGATATTAACTGGAAACAAGAGCTTAAGAATATTGACATGGCAATTAGTCGTACTGTTCAACAGGCTGTTCTTTTGGTTACAATGGGTAATGACGAAATTGGAATGCCTAGTAAGGCTCAGATTCAAGCCCTAACTAATATTTTTCAAAATGAGAGTGTTGGAAGAATTCTAGTGGCAGACTATACAACAAAAGTTCAGTTTGTTATTCCAGAAATTGGTCATATCCTTGACCCCAAAAAATATGAGGTAGTTGACCGAGATATTAAAGAGGGACTTAATAGTATTCTTTTGGGAGATGAAAAGTACGCGAGCGCACAATCAAAAGTTGAAGTATTCCTTTCTAGACTAAAGCATTCTAGAGAAGCTTTTATGAATCAATTTCTACTACCAGAAGTTAAAGAGATTGCAAAAGAGCTTGGATTTAAATCTGTTCCTACTCCAAGATTTAAGGATGTTGATTTTAAGGATGATAATGTACTTGCGCGTGTTTATTCAAGATTAATTGAAATTGGCGTATTAACTCCAGAAGAAGGGATGACAGCAATTGACACTGGTAGGTTGCCCACTGCAGAAGAGAGCGTTGAGAACCAGCGTAAACTGGCAGAATATCATAAGGAAGGTCTTTATCAGCCAGTTCTCAATAATCCTAATCTTCTAGTACCGGGCGGGGCAAGTGGTGCGGGCAGACCAGCTGGTACGGGTGGTACTCCAAAAACACAATCAAAGATAACTCCTGTTGGAAAAGGTGCCCCCACTACAAAACAAAAGATTTCTGCCACGAGAGTTGCTGAGAATTTATCTAAATTTGATCTATTAGCGGCAACAATAGAAAACACATTGAAAGAAAAGTTTAATAAGAAAAAGCTATCTAAAGAACAGAAAAAAATAGTAGGAGAGGTTGCAGAAACTATCGGCATTAATGAGTCTCCTGATAAATGGATTGAAAGTATTGCTGAATATATTAATAGTCCAGTACAATTAACTGATAACTTTTCGGAAGTTCAAGAAATTGCTGAAAAGCATGGCGTTGATACTAAAACCGCATTAATCCTAATGCATAGCGAAATAGAATAATATGGCCTTAAGTTTAATCAATAAAACACAATTAGCTTCGAATGTATCTGATTTAGTTAGCGGATATGGGGTGAACTTTTTTTATCCCGTTTCAAATCCGAGTGGGTTTCTAACTGGAAAAATTCCCGATACTGGTAGTTTTTTAACAACTGGACAGTCAGGAATTTTTTACCCCACAACAAATCCTAGTGGATATATAACTGGAGTAAATTTATCTAATTATACAACTATATCACAATTAACTGGGTTTAGTGGTTATGTAATTGGTAACTATGCAACTCTTACTAGTATGGCCTCTTCAATTGCGGGGCTCAATTTATCATCTTTTGCTAGTAATTCTAATTTGTTAGTAACTGGTTCTGCACTCGTAAATAATTTAAACACAACTGGTTCGAATCTTGCTGCAAATTTAAATACAACTGGTTCGAATCTTGCTGCAAATTTAGCAGCAACTGGTTCGAATCTTGCTGCAAATTTAGCAGCAACTGGTTCAACCCTTAATAATTCAATTAATGCTTTTAATTTTATTGGGTTAAAAAATATAACAACAACTTCATATACATTATTAACTGGTGATAATGGAAATTATATATATTTTACAAATGCTGGTGCAATAACTGTCACCGTTAATCCTCAAACCACAACTTCTTGGTCGTCTGGTAGTTATATCATGCTAGAGCAGGGTGGGGCTGGGCAAATAACTGTTTCTGCTGGCGCTGGTGTTACTATAACATCTTCTTCAACATTAAAATCAAGAACACAATATAGTGCTATAGCATTGATTAGAAAAGATATAAATAATTGGAATTTAGTTGGTGATATGGCATAATAAGTATTATGAAGCCTGGGTTGTTTTACATAATAGCGGGATTCCGTCATCGTACACCTACGCCGACGCCGACGCCGACACCTACACCGACGCCTACACCGACACCTACGCCGACACCTACGCCGACGCCTACGCCGACGCCTACACCGACGCATACGCCGACGCCTACGCCG